AGGGAACTCAGGATTATTCACACTCCCTTCAAAATTGCGAAGAGCAATCAAATCATTATGAGCAACATACGGCGGGCTGAAGGATTCAGCTTTCTTATCATAAACAGAGTAAATTTTCATTAGACAAAATCTCCTTTTGAGTTCGATACAACTTTAAAACACGATTAAACATCAAAGATTGCTCCTTACTGAAAATATAATACATATCGTCAATACGAATCACGGAACAGCCAGAAGTTTTAATCTTATAACAAGCATATTTACTACCTGAAAAAAAGGGATTAAAAACATAATTATTAAAATTACACCAACGTTTTAAAAATTTAAGCTCGTCTATATTATCGCCTCCTTCCGTTATAGTATGACACAATCACAATTGTTTGTCAAGTTTTCTACCAAGAAATGTTTTATATTTTCCTTCCAAACACCTGCAACGGTCTACCAAACGTTCAAACGTGTTATTTTCGAGATGAAAGAGCATTTTTTGAACACGATTCTCTTTGACGTAGTCAATCCATTCAGGATACTTTTCAGAAAATTTTTTGTCATAAAAGCGAGGAGGCCTCATCTTCCTGCCATTAATAACAACAAAATCATTGGAATAAACATCTTGACCATACTTCTCAATCCAAGCTGCACCAATGCCAGGTCTACGAGAAGTAACTAAAAATTCAGGGGTAAGACCCTTATAATGTTCGTTGGAATTAGGGCCAGTCTGCTTTTTAACTATGTAGCGCGCGACATAAGCAGCGGCATCAAAGCTAAACTCACCGATAAGATGCATACCGTAACGCCAGACTTTACCAAAACGAGGACTAGTATAGGTATTATAGCCATCGGCACGGAAAGCAAAAACTTTATCAGACAAATCAATATTGTAAAAAATATAATGATAATGGGGACGGCCATGTAGCTCACCATATTCACCACATCCGATAAATCTAATACCTGAACCAAACTCTCTACGAAGATTCTTAAGGAAAGTCTGATGAAATTTCACAGATAAAGACCTATCGGCGGGCAAATGATAATTGTCAAAAGTACAGGTTAAAAAGTAAGCGTTTTCAGAAACTCTGGCCTCATGGACACACCTAACAGCCCATTGACGAGATCGCTCCAAACGACAGCCGAGGCACTGACCACAAGGGACACGAACAAAACGACTATCGGAAGCAAGAGAAGGGTTATTAGCAAGCGAACCATAAAAAGACAAGTGCCTCTTACCATTTTTCGTAAACGCTCCTTCAACATGAGTCATAAGCATAGGATTAAAACAAACCATATCATCACCGTTACAGATTATAACGGATTCAAACGGAAATGTCAAATCCTAAATCCGCCTCGCTGTACTCTACGAAGATTCCTGCGTCTGGGTCTGGATGTACGGCGAAAGAGTCGACGAGAACCTCTTTTGCTAATCCTGCGCCTACGCATTATTTATCTCTCCAGGAACCGAAAAAACGAGAAGAACCTTTATTAGAATCTTTTTTAGAAGAAACCGGAGCAAGAACTTCACTAACATCAGCCTGAAAGTCAGAAGCCACCTTCTTGGCAGTAACCAAGTTAGCGCTGGACTTACCTTTTAAAGCTTCAATCAAATCTACAACTTCTTGAATAAAGGGAACAACAACAGAAACGATAAAAGTAAGAATCATGGTAGTTTTGTTAGACATAAAATCACCTTCCTAAATAACGTTTTCTTAAAAATCCAATGGCTTTACCTACAGTACCAGCAACACCTTTACCGATAGCAGGACCCATAACTTTAGCATCAGCTCCAAGATCGCCAAGGGACTTATAAAAGTCGCGCTCATAACCAGCAAGCTCCGTTTGAACATTATCAAAAGCAGCAGCAGAATTAGCACGAAAAGCAGAAGCAGTGGCATTTAATGAATTAGCATCATACATCTGGCCAAGCTTATGGAGATTATCAATTTCAGCTTTCATACGGTCAAACTCAAACTGTACACGCTGGTCGAAAGTTTTAGTTTTAAAATCAACATCATTCTGCAATATCTTATTCTGTAAGCCTGCATTAGTAGTATTAGCGGTGGCAAGACCTGCATTAGCAGCAGAAGATTTGGCGTCAGCAATATTTTTTTCAATCTGACTAGTAGAAAGATGTTCAGCTACTTTAGCCTGTTTAGAGGAAGCAGAAACACCACGAGCCGAGCTGATATTGCCAGCAATATCAGGCATACCAATACTAGCAGCAGATGCACCTGCAATACTGCCACCAATACCATTAGTAGCAGCAAGAATGGGATTAAGACCAGCATTACGCATATCTTCCATAGCCCATTGATAACGATGTTTATAATTTTCAACATTCCACTCATTTTGTTGCACTGAAGCAGCAGAATTATAATGACCCTGAACAGCAGAGCCAAAAATAGAACCTGCTATAGAGCCGGCAGCATCACTTAACCAAGACATATAATCAGCTCCTTAGAAATGGTCTACAAGGCCAGGAGTACCAAACATAGGCATAGGACGAACAGTGGTATATTTAAACCCGATGTCTATCAAAAATTGAGGTTCACTAGGTACAGCAATAATACGCTTAATGGGAACATCTTCCTCTATAAATTCCGGATTAAGTTTAGGAGCGGTTTCAAAATACTGCGACAAGTGCCACATATCAAGATTGCCTTTGATATTAGATCTAAACTTACCACAAATTACAGAAGGTTTATAACGATATTCAGCATAGCGCTCCTGATAGCCAAATACAGAATTATCCTGTTTGGTATCGCCAGTAGCATAAATTTCTTTAAGAAGTACAGCCTGTTCACCTAAGTGAGCGAAAGTCGGCCAATACCAATCGTATACAGTAGACCTAGTCCACATACGGTTAATACCTTGCTGATAAGTTAAATCAGCACGAGCGCAGCAGAAACCAAATACATAGCCATGCTCAACGAAAGATTTCGTGAAACCATGGAACTTGGCACCTGTAACACCATAAGCAGAAAGATTGCCTTGCGGTGTCGTGTCGTTGGTACTAGAGGTCTGAGCTATAGGATTAATATTCATCATTTTAGTAAACGAGCCTAAAAATTCAGGACGCTGCAGCCTAGCATCAGGAGAAACTACGCCAAAGAAAGAGCGCAAGACTTCTGTGTACCGACTACCGCCACGAGCAAGGCGCTCATAAAACTTCTGCATCTGGAAAGCAGTACGCAAACTATTAATAGTGAATATAGAAGATGCATCAAGATTCGCATATAAACCAAAATCATCAAGCTTCATACCAATATCAACATTAGCTCCACCACCAGTAGGATTATTAATATTCATATGTCCAGACTGAACGATAACAGAACCTCTATAACCAGAATTTGGGGTAAGATAATCAGTGGAAACATTTTTAGTGGACAAAACAGGAGCAGTACCGGCAAGACCTATAGAAACGCCAGGTCCTTTCTGGGTCCAAGGAAGGGAAGAAGTGAAATAATCGTGACGCTTACCACGAGGCGGACAAGGAAGATAGCTTTCAGGAATCCCTTGAAGCCATTCAGGTTGTTCGGATACACGTGAACCGTCAAACACCTCATTGGTATCACCTTTTTGAATTTTTACGGATTTTTGAAGGTTTTCATCTCTGAACCATTCATTCCAAATAAGATAAACACCACGGAACGGAAGAGCATTAATACCAGATATGGTATTAGAAAGGCCAGTAGGGAGGCCGAAATAATCCCAAAGAGTGCCTATACCATTTAAAGTATCATCTGACTTGCCAGTAAGAGAAGTAGTAGGACAAACATAATCAGTAGAATCGTCAGGATCTTCCTGCTCGAAGCAGAAATTTTGCCAATGTTCCCAGACAAGACGATTAGGAACAAAGAAGAAGAACCAATCAAGGTAAATGTTATCCATGATAGGCTTGACAGGAGTAGCAAGCCGAGAAAAATATTTAACACTCAACCTAGAAGTATCTCCGGGCAAAACTTCATCGATAAATACAGGAATGAGTTTACCTGAATCGAAAGTAGTCTTATAGATATGCGAGCGGTCGAACTTGGATCGGCGCATGTACATAGCAGGAGCATCTGAAAAACGATGACCTTTAACACGGATTCTGCGTGACATTTTTAGCTCCTTTCAAAAGTGTAAACCTTAAAAATAAGCCTAAAGAAACATTTATTAAGGTTTAATTTAATTTTGCGTCAGTCGTGCCAGTTACATCAAGTAGGTAACTGGCACGACTGCCGCTAGATTTTATTTTTTTCTTCATTTTCTCCTGAATTGTTACTTTCATTATTATTTTGTTTTTCTACAATAGAATCTTGTACTACGTTAGGAGTATATAGACCGTATTCCTGAAGCAAGTTCAAAGTTTCAGGTCTATCCAAACGCTGAACAAACTCCATAGGATCGTGATTAAATTCTGCACGAAGTTTCGAAGGTAAAGTATAAAATTCTTCACGAACGCCAGATACAAGGTGAAGGGCAGTTTCGTAATCGCCGGGCAATGTAGCATCACCAAACTGAAGATACTGGTAAATATCAGAATTGCCTAAATCAAGCGTTGCAATGCCTCTCTGACCATCGCAATACTTATTGACGATATAATTGATATCTGACTCCTCTTTCTCGTCTTGTAGGGCAAGTGAGGGCAAATTAAATACCTTTCCGTAATGGTTATGGGATTCAATATCATCGTAGGGAGTCTTAAACCTCAAAATTTTCACCTCCTTTCGCAGGCGCCTAGACGCGGCGGGCGTAGCAATGCAAAAAAAGACGTTCTCGTTTGAGAACGTCTTAATTTGCATCGCTCTTTTTTAGTTTACTCCTTTTCAGGAGATTTTGCAACATAATCACGAGCTTCACCTATAAGCTTCGGCATTACGGTGTTAAGTTCATCATCGCTAAGGTAATAGCGCCCATCCATATCGCCAATATTGCCAAGATAATAGAGAGCAAAATCATCAGGGTATTTCGAAATAGGGAACTCAGGATTATTCACACTCCCTTCAAAATTGCGAAGAGCAATCAAATCA